TGAACAACCTAGGCTTCTCTAAGAAGGAAGCTAAAGAGATTGAGGACAACTATCATGAATTATATAAAATTTCAGATAATTGGGTACAGGATAAACTGCTTCTAGCGTCTAAGGAGGGCTATGTGACGGGTGCTTTTGGTCTTCGACTAAGAACCCCACTATTAGCTAGAACCATCTTAAACACGAGGCATACGCCGTATGAGGCGCAAGCTGAAGGTCGTACCGCAGGTAATGCGTTAGGACAGTCTTATGGCCTGTTAAATAACAGGGCAGCTAATGAATTTATGGATAAGGTGCATGCATCTGACTACAGATACACCATCTTACCCATAGCTCATATCCATGATGCTCAGTATTACATGGTTAAAGCTGACCCAGATTTGATCCACTGGTTAAACACGAACCTCGTGGAAAGTATGTCATGGCAGGACTTGCCGGAACTAAAACACGACACTGTTAAGCTTGGTGCAACCCTAGAAATATACTACCCTAGTATGGCTGATAAACTTACTATACCTAATAACGCTACAAGGTCAGAAATAGTACATGCAGCTCTTTAAAAATGCTAAAGTATGTGTGCTCTCGTTGATGAGCATACCTACCAAGTAGAGTTAAAGAATCAATAAGCCAGGGTTAGTGTTTTTCCCCATAGAGTTGTGGCCCCCGCAACTGGTGACAGAGGGGGTATCCCAGTAATCAGACTATTAAACAAAATATATTGTGCTCCGCACACTTCTATGAAGAGAACTATCTATGTTAACAAATACAGCCAATTTGCCTATGAGCGTATCCCTATGGTTAGCCCATGATGATTATGATCATTCAAGCGATCCATATAGCATTAGTGCTACCAGTCTATTAAAGCCAATTAAGAGCTTAGTACTGGGACGACGTGCCGCAGGTAACTCACAATCCGATGTAGCTGACCTAATTCCTAGCAGAATGGGTACTGCAATCCATACTGCAATAGAGAGCGCTTGGTTAAGCCCTGAGCTGCCTAAGCATCTACTCGAACTTGGTTACTCCCCTAGGGTAGTGAACAATATTGTGATTAACCCAACTAAAGAACAGCTGACTGATGATTCCGTACCCATCTATATGGAGCTACGTGGATTTAAGAAGGTTGGTAAGTACACTGTCTCAGGTAAATTTGACTTCGTGTCAGGCGGTGTATTAGAAGACTTCAAGACTACAGGCACCTACGGATACATTAACCAATCCAATGCTGAGAAGTTCATTCAGCAGGGTAGTATCTATAAGTGGTTGCACCCGGACATCATCACTGAAGACTATATGTATATCCAATACATCTTCACTGACTGGAGTGCTGCTAAGGCACGGTCTGACAAGAACTATCCAGCAAGTCGGATTGTTCCTCAGAAGTTCGTACTGAATTCCGTACAGGAGACAGAGGCATTTGTATCTGAGCGTATCAACCTGGTTGCTACCTTAGAGACTGCAGATGAATCTGAGATGCCTGATTGTACCCCTAAGGATTTATGGGAACGGGATCCTGTCTTTAAGTATTATAAAAATCCTAACAGTAGAGCTCGTTCTACTAAAAACTTCACTACATACTTTGAAGCCCATGATCGTCTTATGCAAGATGGATCTGTTGGTGTCGTTGTAGAGGTGAAGGGTGAAATCAAGTTTTGTGCTTATTGCCCTGCCGTTGACATATGTAAACAGGCTGCCGGCTATAAAGCTTCAGGTAGATTAATAGTCTAAAAGAGGGAATTATGAAAAGTTTTGAAGATATGGACTATTTTGTCCCGCAAGAGAAGTTGGTTAAGACCCTGGTTCAGAAGACCCAGAACAATAACCCACTATTCTTCAGGATATTGACCGTCTACTATTTCTCTAAGATAGCTTCCATGATGCGTGTTAATTTAAAAACACTGCACCAGGGGACTATTCCGGTGAACACGTACGCTATAAATCTTAGTGTATCTGGATCAGGTAAGGGATTTAGTACCAACATTATTGAAGAGAATGTCATTCATTTGTTTAAGGAACGTTTCTTATCTGAAACATTTCCTACTCTTGCAAACCAGAGTATACGAAATGAGGCAATACGCAGAGCACCTCGGCATAACATCCCAGTTGATGAGATGGAAGAGAAGCTTACTAAGGAGTTTGAACTACTAGGGCCCCTACTCTTTAGTTTCGACTCAGGTACATCTCCTGCTATTAAGCAGATGCGCCACAAGCTTCTTATGTCGGGTGCTGGCAGTATTAACCTAGAGATTGATGAGATTGGCTCTAACCTAGTGCACAACACAGATGTATTGAATACATTCTTGGAATTGTACGACGTAGGTAAGATTAAGCCAAAGCTAATCAAGAACACTGCTGAGAATCTACGTAGTGAGGAGATTGATGGTAAGACCCCTACTAACATGATGCTCTACGGTACTCCCAGTAAGCTCATGAACGGTGGTAAGACTGAAGAAGAGTATATGTCTATGCTCGACACAGGCTACGCTAGACGTTGTTTGTTTGGTTACTCTACCAAGGTTCATACTGACATCAATGTCTCTCCAGAAGACCTGTTTGACATGCTAACGGACACTTCTGCAGACACGGTACTAGATGATCTAGCTATCAGTATGCATAAGTTGGCTGATCCTATTAATTTTAATAGTGAGTTAGCTCTTCTTAAACCAGAATCTCTAATTCTTCTAGAGTATAAGCAGATGTGCGAGACACGTGCTCGTAATATGCGTGAGTTTGAGGAGATCCAAAAAGCAGAGATGAGCCATAGGTACTTCAAGGCGTTAAAACTAGCAGGTGCTTATGCATTTATAGATAGTAGCGCCATTGTGACCTCCGCTCACTTATACAGTGCGTTTAAGCTTGTTGAGGACTCTGGTGAGGCATTCGGTAGAATGTTGAACAGACCTCGTACGCATGAGCGTGTGGCTATCTACTTAGCTGATGTTCGTAAAGAAGTGACCCATGTGGATCTTATGGAGGACTTACCTTTCTTTAGAGGAGGTGCAGCCCATCGTAAGGACATCATGACCCAAGCTATTGCATGGGGATACCGTAATAACATTGTTATACGTACTTCCTATTCAGACAGCATTGAGTTCTTTAAGGGTGAGACTATGGACGAGTCAGACATGCAGAATCTGCGTATCTCGTACTCTACAGACATAGTTAATAACTTTGAGCCTGAATACGCTCCATGGGATCAGTTACATAATTTGGTTAGTGCTCCTGACTTCCATTATGCAGCTCATCACTTTGAGGACAAGTACCGGACATCTGACAAGGCAATACCTGGGTTTAACCTAGTTATTCTTGATGTAGATGAAGGTACCTCGTTGAAGCAGGCTAAGATGTTGCTTAAGGACTATAAGGCATTCTTTGCTACGACTAAGCGTCATACTGCAGAACATAATCGCTTTAGAATTATTATGCCTTTAACTCACAATGTGAAGTTGAATACGGCATTGTACTCTAAGTTCATGACTAACCTGTTTGAATGGCTTCCATTTGAAACTGATAGATCCACCAAGGACATCGCACGTAAGTGGGAATCGTTCCCAGGTGAGTACTCTTACCAAGAAGGTAAGATGCTGGATGCTTTAATGTTTATCCCTGATACAAATAAGCAGGCAGAACAGCATCAGAAGATCATGGATCATGCTTCGCTATCTAACCTAGAGCGTTGGCTACTACTTAACGCTGGTGTGGGTAGCAGGTCTAATACATTAATTAAATACACGTACGTCTTAGTGGACGGTGGCTACACAGTTGAAGCTATCCGTAATTCTGTAATCTCCTTTAACCAGAAGATGAAGAACCCATTACCTCAGGAAGAACTTGAGAAGACTGTACTAACCACAGCTATGTCAGCTGTAACTAAACGAGACTCGGAGTAACTATGGCAATATGCGATGTATTAATTGCAGTAGATAGCGTCAATAAGGACGTTATCGCTGAAGCAATTGTAGCAGTAGATCACACAGTGGAAGTCTGCGAAGGCCATACGTTCTTTATCCTTAAGGACATCGAGATGGATCTTAAGAAGGACTTATCTCTAGTAAGCATCAACGGTGCCCTAGAGGAATTAGGTGAGCAGAACTATTCATTCGTTCGTGCAGACCTTCTATCTAAGACCATGCGTATCACTGGTAATCCTATGAAGTTTGGAGTTAAAGCTCTACTGACTTACGGCGAGCCACAGAAGCAATCCATTCACTAACAGGGGAACCCTATGATGATGAACGATAACCTGGTACTCATATCAGGCAAGAGTGCCACAGGTAAATCAGCTAGTCTGATGAACATTGCAAACCCTGAAGGTGTTATTTACTTAAATTGCGAGAATAATAAGAAATTACCATTTCGAGGTAAGTTCAAAGAGTTTGGTATCACCGACCCAGTACAGGTGTATCAGGCATTTGAAGAAGCCGAGAAGATGGACGACGTTCATACTATCGTTGTAGACAGTTTGACCTACATGATGGATATGTTCGAGTCCTATTACGTGCTGACATCGTCTAACACGATGAAGGCATGGGGCGAATATGCCCAATTCTTCAAGAAGCTAATGAGTAAATATGTTGCTGAATCTACTAAGAATGTGATCTTTATTGCTCACACCTCTGACATCATGAATGATGCCGAGATGGCAATGGAAACACTTGTTAAGGTAAAAGGTTCCCTCATGAACCAAGGCATTGAGTCCTATTTCTCTACTGTAGTAAGTACGAAGAAGGTAAATCTCAAGCACTTGAAAAAGTATGAGAGCGACTTACTGGACATCACTCCAGATGAAGAAGAACTAGGCTTTAAGTACGTCTTTCAGACTCGTATCACTAAAGATACAGTTAATGAGCGTATGCGAGCTCCCCTCAGTATGTGGACTACACAAGAGACATTTACTGATAACAACATTCAGTTGGTCATTGACCGACTTCACGAATATTACGTTTAATAAAGGTATTAAAACTATGAGTTTTTTAGATAATTTAAAAACATCTGCATCAGTAGGCAACGAAACTAACTCTCTTGGAGGAGGTGGAGTGCTGGAGTCAGGTGCGTACAACATGGTAGTGGAAACTGCTTACTTTGATACGTCATCTGGTGGTGCAACGAGCTTGAATCTTGTATTCAAGAGCAATAATGGTCAGACATTACGTCAAACCATCTACGTAACCTCAGGTACTGCCAAAGGCGGCCTGAACACCTATACGGATAAGCGTACTGGTGAGAAGAAGTATCTTCCTGGTTTCAATACAGCAAACTCTATTTGCTTATTGGCTACTGGCGAAGAGATCGCTGCTCAAGAGATTGAGACTAAGACTCTTAAAATCTACAGCTACGATGATCAGAAGGACATGCCTCAACAGAAGTCTGTCGTTATGACGCTTCTAGGTAAGGATGTCACTCTAGGTGTTAAGAAGGTCATTGAAAACAAGCGTGAGCAAGACTCGTCTGGTGCTTGGAACGCTGCTTCTAGTGGTGAAACTCGTACTATCAACGAGATTGATAAGGTGTTCCGCACTACTGATCTCATGACTACTCCTGAAATCCGTGATGAGGCTACTGAAGCCTCGTTCTACGAAAGTTGGGTAGCCAAGAACACTGGTGTTAGCCGTGATAAGACTATTGCTAAAGCTGGTGAAGTTACTAAAGCTGGTGGTGCATCCCCAATGGGTATGGCTGCTCGTGCTGAAACTCCTAAGAAGAGCTTGTTCGGCTCATAACCGTGCAACAAGCATTCTCTTCTCCGTTGAGTGTTCTGGTTAATAGGCGAGGAAGGAAGTTTATCCTGAATCTAAATAACTATAGGAACACTCACTATCAGACACTGAATAAGGCTAAGATCGTTTATAAAAGCGACATGACACCTCAACTTGTTGGGGTAACCT